TGCGCGCGCAAACTTTTAGTTGCCTTCCAAATGTAGGGGCCTAATACCACTTGTACTTTTGGACTCACGTTCGCTATGGCACGCGGTTTCATCATCACACGATGACATAAGGGATTGGTGGGATCCTCCTCCACTTTTAACAGGCACTCGTCAATCTTAACCATCATCTCGATACGGTGCCACTCAGATGCATCATAGTTCACACCATGAGCTAAGTGGTACTCCATAGCAAGACGATATCTACGCTTACGCGCAGGGTCATCGAAATGCGCTAACCACGCCTCTTTCTCATCCTCCCACGTAATCGGCGCTTCAGGTTCAACCAGTATGGGCATACGTGATTGATCCCAATGCTCTTTCTGCAGGGCGGGTGACATAGGGGGCGCAGCTAATATGCGATTGCGTAAAACGCTTAACAAGTTCTCGTCGGAACGCTTAGGCACGTAGCCCGGGCAATTCGTCGGGAGAAACCAGTAGTAGTAGGAGTTCACGTCTCTGCCAGGGAGAGGCAGAGAACCCTTCATCACCAAAGTCGTATCAAGAGGTTTCAACGAACAATGGCTTTGTTGGGTAGGCGTAGCACTTAATTCAGGGTCAAAGGGTTGAAGGTAACTTCCCTCCCATAATTCAACAGGGGGACGATCTTCCCAAGACCTTAAGTAAAACGCCTCGCGAAAAGCTGCATAAGGGAGACTCCCCTGCTGCAGCCTGAACATCCCGAGCGCGTCTCTCGGGATGGGTAAAACATAGATGGCGCAGAAGTTCCACAAGGCATGCACGATTATGGCTTGTGGTAACGACATCCATGCCGTCACAATATGCATAGGAAGAGGCAATAACATGCGCCAGGTGAAGGGCTGGGTACACGCCTTAAAGAGAAATTCAACGAGGCCAAATAAATAACCCCATTTCCCTATTGCGTGTTTAACCATCTCCTCAACTGGAGGATGAAAGAGCACCGCCTGTTTGAACAGCCGAAGCTGAAAGGCGGGTACTTCCTCACGGGACAGATCTGCATAAAATGGTTGCGTTCGCATTTGCTTCCACATGCGTTCCTGGCGTGCTGCATACGCCCGCTTCAGATATGGTATGGCGCCGAAAAAGCTCAGACCTTTGATCCAGTCTAAAAGCCTATCGCGCCACCCAGTCAATCTATCAGCCACACAACGCAACTTGGTTTGGATAGCGTTGTAAAACCGATCGACTCTGGAGTGGACACTGGCTCTGCTAGGGAGTGACAAGACTCCGGCACTACTAATCATGTTGGGATTAATAGGCTTTTCTAACACAACCAGCTGTGTTGATTGGGCTCTTCGAGGCCCTCGGAACCACTGGTACAACCACCTGATCGCAACGAGACATATGACGGCGATTTGAATACGCCGCCACCAGTCTACACGTGTGAGAGGAGGGAGGCCGATGCTCTCAACAGTCTGAGCATGAGTCTCCAACACCTTTCCTTTATTTAACACGCTGCGATTAAGGGTCATAACAGTGCCTGACACCCCCCGAACGAGAGCCAACATCGCCATCGCTTCAGGCAGCTTCCCAAATCGGTCGGGAAACAATTTCTGAAGCAACTTGACGTGGTCATCGTTCTGGCATGAGGAGTTTGATTGCTGGATGAGCTGACGGTACAACAAGGCACCGCGGGGTCGCCCGGCGGCAGAGTTGCAAAGCGTGGTTAGGATAGGTTCATAGAACAAAACCTTCCTCTTCGGCACTATGGATTCCCAAAAGCTCATTGAGAATCTTTCCGAAGCCACACTCCACAAGGTCTGCACATACCAGGGAGCTGCATCCATATCAAATGCTTCCTCATCGCTAAATTGCCAGGGAATGACTGGCAGTTGAGGACTGTTGGCAATTACAGTATCAACTGGCAGGCGACGGAAAACTACGAGTCTGTAGTCTTTGACCGTCATCATCGTACTCCAAGCGAGCACGGTGTCATCCGACAGTTTAGCGGTGGTGTTAGTCCATATCCAATCACACGGGTCGTGACCTGGAGAGTTAGACGCATGCTCGTCGGGGCGATGGATGATGAGATTGCGATCGAAATCGCGATACCACCCGCCTTCGCCGAAGACGGTATGCGCTGCTCCCAGAAAACAATGCCCAACCCAGACGGCTACACTTCCTAAAGGGAGGTGTTCTTGGAACCATTCTGGGTTGAATTTGTCCTTTCCATTGGCATAAACGTCGATCAGAATGGTGTTACCCACTATGGTCTCCGATTTGCATTGGAGGAACATATCAGACTCCCCTGCACGACCAATGTCAGCCGCTACCGTGATTGGTCTAAACACGTTTAGGCTGACTTGTTCGTCTTCAGGGAGTCCAGCATTGATCACATTAATTATCCGCCCATCACGCGGACTGCCATAGGCAGTGGTGATGATCCTCTTGCCACCCGTTTGAAAATCTGCAGCGTATCCAAAAGCTCGCGCTGTTAGATACTCACGCACTGCATGAGACAAAGGATGGCTGGACGTATCCGAGGTTTCGGGCTTCAAATGCGCCTCGATGTTCAGAGTACGCAGCTTATTGCGCGTAGCCGTCATATTCAAAGGAACATTAGGCTTGTACGCAGCTGCATGAGCTGAGAACGTTCGGGGCACCCGCGCCGGTTCCGAAGGTTGAGGGGGTTTGACCTCCTCAGTCTTCGTCTGAGCAGCAGGCTTGGCTTTGTCGGCTTTGCTCTGCTTAAATGAACTCATCATCTCCTTGAGGAATTCATACTCAGCCCGGCTGATTGATACGTGATCCGAATTATCATTGGACTTATTGGAGGACCCCTGTTTAGGATCCTCCTGTTTCTTATTCTTATTTTGTTTGTTTTTCGTCATTGCAAAAGTTTAG